TGGCAGACGTTGCTTATGCCATGTTCGTGAACGCTCAGAAGCCCGCCGACCGCAAGAAGAACCCCCTCAAGAAACACGTCCCGTACACGGAAGAGCTTGACAAAGAGGGCAACGAGACGGGCATGGTCGTGATCAAGACCAAGCAGCCCACACGGATCACGGTCAACGGGAAGGTCAAGGAACTCTCCGTGTTCCTGGCAGACATCAACGGGAAGGCCCTCGCGGAAGGTGCGCGGATCTACAGTGGCTCAACCATCAAGATGAACGTGACCCCGCACAACTTCACCGGGTTCGGGCGTGCCGGGATCAACTTGTACCTCAACGGTGTGCAGCTTCTCAAAGCGGCTGAGTACCAGAACAACATGTTCGATGACGAGTCGGGTGACTACGACGATGACGGCTACGACAACGACTCTCAGTTCGCTGATGAGTCCAGCCAGGAGTCTGCCGAGAACTTCTAATCCCTCGTGACACACCCCTGCTAGCGTTTTGGAGCTAGCTCCCCGAAAGGAATCCCGCCACATGCCTAAACCCGCATGGTTGCGCGGTAAGCGGAAACGATCCGCAACCCAACGCGCAATCGAGGAAGGCTACCGTAGCGGACTCGAAAAGCTGAACTCAACGTTTCTCGAAAAGCAAGGATGCCCGTTTGAGTACGAGCCGGGCGACAAGAAGATCAAGTATGTGGTTCCCGCCCAGGAGCACTCTTACTTGCCCGACTTCGTACTCTGGAACGGGATCATCGTGGAAACCAAGGGACGCTTTGAGTCTGCCGACCGGAAGAAGCACCTCTTGATCCAGGCGCAATACCCGGATCTCGACATCCGGTTCGTGTTCTCAAATTCAAACGCGCCCATTTACAAGGGTTCACCGACCTCTTGTGCCAAGTGGTGCGAGAAGCACGGCTTTATATGGGCCGCGAAGTGTATCCCCATAGCATGGCTTCACGAGAAGCCAAGGAGGTATGTTCGGCATGATGAACAAGACAAGGATGGCGTTCGCAGGAATGCCACAAAAGGAATTTGTATTGAACTGCCTGCGCGACGGGCGAACAGTGACGAGTGCTACCATGTTGGCTGAGTTCAGTATCTTCCGCCTCGCTGACGTGATCTTCAAGCTCAAGAAAGACGGACACCGCATCAAGACCGAGATGCGTCAGAGTGTCGCGGGAAAGCGTTACGCCGCGTACATGTTGGAGGGTTGAGATGAACGGTAAGAAAGCCAAGAAGCTCAGACGTGAAGCTCGTGAGATCATGGGTGGTGACATGGAAACCGTGTACCACCGCATGGAAGATGGGTCGATCCGCTCCATGTCCGTGAAGGCGTTCGCCAAGTTCCTCAACAAGACACGAAAGGAATCCGCATAATGGAATCGTACCGTTTCAAGGATCTGCACGTGAAGGTGGACGTCGCCCGGATCGCCCGAGAGAACAAGGAAATGAACTCCAAGGCGTTCATCGTGCATGGTGCCGGGGAGAACTGCTTGCTCGCAATCCGTGAGGATATCGCGAAGTTGTTCGACCTCATGAGAGTTACGTTTCACAGTGGTGACATGGGAACGCATACCGTGGGTGTTGCCTTGTCGCAGTTCGGGTCATACGCTGAGTACATGCCTCACATCCGCCGGTTCAACACGTGGAGGGGTGCCCTTGGAATGCGTGGCTCTGAAGTTACCGCATCCGGTAAGTGTTCCGGGTACGTGTTCTATGCGTTCTTCAAGCGTGATCTGGAATCCGTGAAACGTAGCGTGGACAAGCTCATCCTCGACCACGCAGCCATGCACACCGTGATGAAGGTGGACTACTGGAGGTAGTGATGGAGCCGAAGGAGCACTGGATCACACCCTACATCCGCCGTGCTGTACAACGCACCGTGCTCCATATCGTGTGGCGCTTCATCTTGCTGAGAGTTCTACCGACAAGGGTCGGACACTACTTCATCCTCTACATGCAACGGAGGTAAACCATGAGGGCACCGGGGCGTTTCCTGCGGCATTCGTGGTGTCCGCACTGCGGGTCGCGGGACGCCTACACCCTCTATTCCGACAACCATGCGTTCTGCTTCTCGTGTCACGCATACGACACGCAAGCGTATGGCGGTGACGGAACCGGAGGCTACAAGCGAATGGCAAAGGAACTGATTGATCCGGGTGAGGCGAAAGCTCTCGCCGCCCGGAAGCTTACCAAAGCAACCTGCGAGTTCTACGGGTACACCGTGTCGGATAACGGTGGGCGCGCCTGTCAGGTTGCGCCGTATTACCGGAACGGGACACTCACAGCGCAACACCTCCGTTTCGCGGATAAGGGCTTTTCGTGGAAGGGGAAGGCGAAGAAGCTTGAAATGTTCGGGCAACGTAACTTCCCCGCCGGGTCGCACCGCAGGTTGGTGATCACGGAAGGTGAGATTGACGCGATGAGTGTCGCACAAACGTTTGGCTTGAAGCAACCCGTCGTGAGTATCCCGAGTGGTACAGGGTCCGCTGAGCAAAGCATCCTCGACAACCTTGAGTGGATAAGCTCGTTTGACGAGGTGGTGCTCGCTTTCGACAACGACGAGCCGGGCGTGGAAGCACGCGATAAGGTGAAAGACCTCTTCAGACCGGGCACGTTGCGCTTCTTCTTGTACCCTGAAGGAATCAAGGACGCAAACGAGCTTCTACAGCAAGGGAAGGCTCAGCTTATCTCTGAGGGTGTCCTCAAAGCTGAACGTTACAGTCCCTCGGGGATCATCGAGGGAACGGATCTCTTTCAACTTCTCATGGAGGAAGACAAGCCGGGTCTCATGACTCAGTACCCGGTGTTGAACGAGAAGCTTCACGGGCTGCGTACCGGAGAGTTGTACCTCTTCTGCGCTGGCTCGGGGATCGGTAAGACCACACTCGTGAAGGAGATTTCGCACCACTTCCTGACGACTCACCAGCAAACCCTCGGGGTGATTGCGCTTGAAGAGTCCAAGAAACGCACCGTGCAAAGCTACGTTGGCATTGAGTTGAACAAGCCGTTGCACATTGATCGAACCGGCGTGACCCTGGAGGCGCTCGAAGGCGCATTCAAACGCACAGTCGGCTCGGGGAGGTTCTGGCTTTATGACCATTGGGGAAGCTTGGAGTCCAACTCCCTCTTGTCCCGTCTGCGCTACTTGGCGGTCGGCTGTAAGGTGAACTGGATCGTGCTCGACCACATTTCCATCGTGGTATCTGGCATGGAGGGTGACAACGAGAGGAAAGACATCGACATCCTCATGACGAACCTGCGCTCGCTCATCGAAGAGACGGGTGTTGGCGTGCTCGCCATCGTACACCTCAAGCGTCCACATCAGGGTATCGGGTACAACGAGGGACGTATCCCTGTACTCACTGACCTCCGTGGCTCGGGTGGCCTTGAACAGATCAGTGACGTGGTGGTCGCCCTCTCCGGGAACCAGTACGGGCAGAACCCCGACGAACGCGTGGTGCACATTCTCAAGAACCGTCCCATTGGGAAGCTCGGTGCGTGCGACACGCTCTACTACAACCACATGACCGGGAGACTCTCAGATGGTCCCGGAATGTTCAACGATGAGAGCGGCGTGAAGGATGACGCGCCGTTTTAAGGAGACGCTATGCACTTCAAGACAACCGAAGAGTATCACGCCTGGATGCGTGAGAACTTCAACATGCCGACCGGGAAGCCGAGAGTGTACACGCAGAAGTATTACATCCTGGGTCACGAGGTTGACGAGGACTTCTCCAAACTCTGGGGGAGGTGTTGGACATGCTACTGACCTGTGAAGATTTCGTTGACGCTGGCGTGTGGCCCGATGAGTGCTGCGGCACGTGTCACGGGAAGGCAGACCTCCGCTTGGTCAGCATGGTGAAAGGACTGAGCGACAATAATGTGTACCCTCTTTACGTTTGCTGTCAGCATACCGCACGCGGTAAACATACCGTGACACGTGAGGACGTGGAGTTGGTGCTCGAAGAGAAGGGAGTCGTGTAGTGCTGAAAGGAACAAACGGAAAATTCATCAAGACACACGGATGCAGTCACACACGGGTGCATCGTTCATGGCGAAGCATGATCCTGCGTTGCACCGATCCTAGATGTGCAAGTTACCCGAGGTATGGTGGGGCAGGAGTAACTGTATACAAGCCTTGGTTCAAGTTTGAAGTATTCCTACAGGACATGGGCCACCCTCCTACAGAGAAACACACAATTGATCGCATAGATTCAAGTAAGGGATACGAACCGTCTAACTGTAGGTGGGTCACACCAGTTGAGCAAAATCGTAATAGATCAATTGCAAGATATGTACAGTACAACGGTGAGTCACGTTGTTTAGCTGAGTGGGCTTCGTGCTTAAGAATGTCGAAGAAGACGTTAGACAAACGTATAAACGTATTAGGGTGGTCAATAGAAAAAGCTTTGAGCACACCTGTACGTAAGTGTAGACGAAAGCGGGGCACTTGATGCTTATCTTTGATTTAGAAAGTAACGGGTTCCTTGAGAATACCACCGTCATCCACACACTGTGCATCTACGACACCAACAACCACCGCTTCACGCGGTACGACAAGACCGATGTGCCACGGGGCGTATCCCGGCTTGAACGCGCCGAGGAAATCTGTGGGCACAACATCATCAAGTTTGACATTCCCGTGATCCAGAAGCTCTACCCGATGTGGCAATGTCCGCCATGTGTGGTCGATACCCTTCTGTGGGCGCGGGTCGCATTCCCCGAGGTGAAGGAAACGGACTTCGCTCTGTGGCGCGCCGGTCGTATGCCCGGCAAGCTCATCGGGAGACATTCCCTTGAAGCGTGGGGGTACCGTGTCTTTGAACTCAAGGGCAACTATGCGAAGCACGGAGACAATCACACGTGGGAGAAGTGGACGCCTGCCATGTCGGAATACTGTGAGCAGGACGTTCGTGTCACGGTCGCCCTCGTTGAGCGCCTGGAGGAAGCGCAAGTCGATCCGCGTGCCTTCTCCCTGGAGCACGAGGTAGGCTGGATCATCGCACGCCAGGAACGCTTTGGGTTCCCCTTCAACTACGACAAGGCAATCAAGCTCTACGCGATGCTCACGAGGCAACGCACTGCACTCCTCGGGAAGATTCACGCTCTTGTCCCACCGTTCTACTGGCCGGGCAAAGAGTTCGTACCGAAGGCGGACAACAAGCGGTTCAACTATCGCAAAGGTGCCGGGATGACGAAGTGTGACCTCGTGGACTTCAACCCCGGTTCCAACTTCCATGTCGCGCACGTGTTCCGTAAGCGTCACTCTTGGGAACCGACCGAGTTCACCGAGAAGTCAGGCGAGCCGGTTATCTCCGACGAGGTTCTTTCTGCTCTGAAGTTCCCGGAAGCGAAACTCATCGCGGCATATCGAACGGTCGAGAAGCGCATCGCACAGCTTGCGGAAGGCTCGCAGGCGTGGATGAAGCACATGAAACCGGACGGACGCATTCATGGTGCCGTGGACTCAAACGGTGCCGTGTCCGGGCGCATGACTCACTTCAACCCCAACGTGGCACAGGTTCCTTCCTGTGACTCGAAGCTCGGGAAGAAGTGCCGGGAGTTGTTCACAGCGCCTCCCGGATGGTTCCTCGTAGGTATCGACGCATCGAGCTTAGAGGCTCGGGACTTGGCGCACTTCCTCGCGTACTACGACAAGGGTGAGTACGCGGAGGCGGTCATCCACGGGAAGAATACCGGGGATCTTGAAACGTCCACGGACTTCCACTCGGTCAACGCCAAGGCACTCGGGGTGTCACGCTCGGTCGCCAAGCGGTTCATCTATGCGTTAACACAATGGCGCATGTAAAACCTCGTGAACTCAGGGGACACCGTAACGTATAGACGACGGCAATCCTGAGCCAAGCTAACGCTTTCCGACTAGAACGGGGAGTATATGCCAACATTCAAAATGAAGATTTGTGTAAGCGTTGTCATCAAATCACACATGAATGTTGGAAAGCGTTGGAAGGTGCAACGACCATCCCGAAAGGGAGTAGGGTCCAAGAGGACTCGAAGCGCGAGGCTACTAAACGGTAGATGATATGGTCTGGTCTTACGGGAAACTGTAAGAGGGGTGTCGGAATCGGGCACCCCGTAACACAACGGGTTGTACGGTGCCGGGTTCAAGCTCATCGCCGTAATCCTTGGTGTCACGGAACGGGAAGCGAAGAAGCGAGTCAACCAGTTTGTCGCCAAGATTCCCGCTCTCGGGAAACTCAAGGATGACATCGCCAAACGGATCGGGGCACGAGGGTATCTACTAGGACTCGATGGCAGAAAGCTCGCTTCACGTTCGCCTCACTCTGCGTTGAACCTCCTTCTTCAGAGCGCGGGTGCGGTAGGTATGAAGCAGGCGCTCATATTCTTTGACCGGGCGTTGCAAGAAGCGGGGCTCGTGCCGGGTAAGGACTACGAGTTCATGGCAAACGTTCACGATGAATGGCAGGTTGCTGTTCGTACACGCGAGCTTGCTGAGAATATTGGCATGATAGGTGTTGCTGCAATTCAGAAAGCAGGTGAACACTTCAAATTTAACTGTCCGCTTGACGGTGCGTATCGCATCGGGCGGAACTGGCGGGAGACGCATTGACATGTGTTACGGGATGGGTTGTCGATACGAGCGTAAATATGGACCGGACGCTGGTGACTGTACATTGAACTTTCGTCAGACGTGGATGCCTACGGATGCCGCTTGCTGGATCGCAGACCATCCCGAACACGAAAGCCATAACGAAGAGGAAGACGAAGATGAATAGCGATGATGGAAGCGTAGCTGACGCTACTGAATACACCATGGTTGACGCTGGCTTGACGCACTTAGAGATACTCAAGAGCATCGAGCACCTGACGAACGCACACAAGTCCCTGGATGGTATCAGGGTCCACATGAACGACCACGTGTACGAGTGGTTCAGCTTGACGGAACTCTGCCGGGATGCGTGGAACGCCTGCAACAAGTGCCGTGTGCACACCGAGAAGTGCTTCTCCATCGAGGAACGGTTGTACCCGATCATGGGTCTCATCATCGACGGTCGCGAAATGTTCATGAGCCTGTGGGGATACGGTTATGGGATGACCGCGCCTGCCGAACGGTCCATCGTGACCACGCTTCGCATCGCGCAGATGGGACTCGGGGAAATCATCGGGGAACTTCAGTCGTACCTATCCATTGAGACGTGTGACATCCCTGCGGATCTCGATGAGGAAACCGCCCTGTTCATCGCAGGGTGTTTGGGAGGGTGATATGGGACCATGTGACAAATGTCGTCATGCGTATCCGGGATGCGAGTGCATGGAATGGCTCGTGTACAAAGAGTCCCGGACACGTTCAACGCCAGCGTTCTCCGGGCGCGAACTGGAAGACGCAAAGTTCCTCTTCGAGAACGCTATGGACCGTACGCGACACGCCGCTGAACAGGCGTTCAACCTCGGAGTGCTCATCGGAATCCGCCTGCGGGAAGGATTCCCTGCCGCACACCGTGCTGAACTCATAGAGAAAGCCAAGGAGGTTCTACGGAATGAGTGAATATGCACCGTGCCAAGACTGTGAACACAGCGGGAAACGGAATCAGGATGAACCCTGCTGCACGTGCTACATGAACCCTCCGTTTGACGGGTTCGTGTCACGCGGGAATGCGAAGGTCATCCCCCTTGAACCATTGCGCCTTCTCGGGCTGCGGGAGAGCACACTTCAGAAGCTTCAACGCTTCGTGTGCCGGTCGAAGGGATATGAATGTGGCAACTGCGTGCACCGTTTCGGAGACAAGACGTGCCGCTTCGAGTGTATCGATGGAGATGACGATGCGTGAACACTGCGTGACTTGTAAGTGGTTCGACCTGAAGGACGGAATGGAACCCTGCCTGACCTGCGTGCAGAGCACCTTCGATAATGGTGTGCCGTACTCCATGTGGGAAAGCGAAGTGGAAATCGTGGAGGTGTGAGGATGCCTGAAGCCTGTTTTAGCTGTGTGTATCATGGAGAGCGAGACTGTGACCCGATTGCGTGTGGCGTTGTGAACACGACCCCGGAACGCGGGGCGCACCACGACCAGCATAAAGTCCGTGTTGACCTCGTGCCCTCCGAGGCAATCTTTGCCGCAGCCCGTGTGTTCACCGAGGGTGCCGCCAAGTACGGAGACCGGAATTGGGAAAAGGGGATTGACGCGTGGAGGCTGTACAACTCCGTGATTCGTCACCTCTTGAAGTGGAACATGGGCGAGGAGTTGAACGATGAAGACTTCGGCCTGCCGCACCTCGATCACGCACTCGCAAGCTTAATGATGCTCATAACTTTGCGGATGCGGGAAGAAGGACGGAAAGGGTACGAAGCGCACGCGCCGAAGGAGGTGAACGTTGGAGGATAAGTATTGTGGTACGTGTAAGTGGAACGACAAGATTCACACTCAAGGTGCTCCGTGCCCGTGGTGCGAGTACGGCTTCACGAAGTGGGAACCGAAGGGTTCCCTCCGCGTCTACGTTGCCGGTGCCTACTCCTCGGACAACGTGATCGGAGTCCTGAACAACATGCGGGAAGGGATGCGATGGGCAACGAAGGTGTTCCTGGCCGGGCACGCACCGTTTTGCCCGTGGCTCGACTACCACTACACGCTCATGCTCCGCGAGGGTGAGAACCTCACGGTGCCCGACTACTACGCGTACAGCATGGCGTGGCTTCGCGTGGCGGATGTCGTGTTCGTGACCCCTGGATGGGAAGCGAGCCATGGCACGAAGAAGGAAATCGAGGAAGCGGAACGGCTCGGGATACGTGTCGTGTACCGGATGGAGGACATATGAAGGACGCACCCGTAGACCGAAAGTGCTGCGTGCCCATGTGCCAGAACGTTGAAGGGAAGGTGCGTGGGCGCACCATGATCCTCCGCTCTTCGCTTGGCGAGCAGTGGGGGTGGATTTGTGAACCGTGCTGCAACTTCATGCTCACAGGGCAGGACTTGTACTCGACACTGGCACGTAACGGAAGAAGGAGACCGAAGGGAAAATGAGCAAAGCAACATGTGAGGTATGCGGAACGTTCACCTCTTGCGTGGAGTGTGACTTCTTCACGTGCAAGAACTGCGGGGCGGATCTCTCACCGAAGACCGATGAAGTGAAACGGGAGTTGACCCCTGCGGATAACGAGTGGTGGGAGGATTAGGATGAAGTTTGACGAGTACCAGACCCTTGCGCATACAACTGCCGTGTACCCGGAAGAGGAAGCTGAACACTACCTCTTGACGGGACTCGCGGCGGAAGTCGGTGAGCTTCTCGGGTTGTTCGCGAAGGCATATCGCGGGGATTACCCAGAGCCGCACCCCGAAGCTATCATCAAGGAACTCGGAGACGTACTGTGGTTCGTGTCCGAACTAGCGAACCTCCACGGGTATCCTTTGCGTGTCGCGGCATACAGGAACCTTGAGAAGCTCGCATCGCGTGCCCAACGTGGCGTGCTCAAGGGAAACGGAGACGACAGATGAGACGAGCACAGACAACGAACGTGGTGTGCAAACACTGCATGTGCATCATACGTGCGCCTGCCTCGATTGGCGTGGCGCAATGCGAATGCGGGAAATGGATTGAGGTACCGACCGGGGAGGTGGTGCGTGACACGAACAGTCCTCATTGACGGAGACCTTCTCTTATACCGATTCGGTTTCCGTGGTCAGACGACCTTTGATTGGGGCGAGAACGTGAAATCTGTGGTGACTGAAAAGGATGTCACCATCGCAGACATGAACGACTTCATCAAGGGTCTCCAGGCAAAAGTAAGATGCCCTCGGGCATTCGTAGTGTTCACGGGTTCGGATGTCTTCAGGTACAAGTTGCTTCCGACATACAAGCACAACCGCAAGAAGAACGAGAAGCCTCTCTTGTACTTGGTCCTCAAAGAGCACCTGATGAACAACTATGAGTGCAAGGTCAAGGATAAGCTGGAGGCAGACGACACGCTAAGCGTTATCGCAACCCGTCACCCTGAAGGGTATGTCATCGCCTCCATTGACAAGGACTTCAAGCAGATCCCGGCGTGGCATTTTAATTGGGACAAGGATGTTAAACCCCGCTTTATTACGAAGCGTGAAGCTGACCGGTGGTTCTATCAGCAAGCCTTGACGGGAGACCCTACGGATGGCTTCTCCGGGTGCCCAGGAGCAGGACCGGCAGCAGCAAAGAAGATGCTCAAGAAGGTGGACGCAATGTGCGACGACCCCGAGAAATGGGAGAGCATCGCTTGGGAGTTGATCGTTGAGTCATACGCAGCCCGTGGTCTCGATGAGTCTTACGCTCTGACTCAGGCACGCATGGCACGTATCCTTAGAGCCGAGGATTACGACTTCGAGAATGATGAAATCATCATGTGGACGCCAACCACAACTAGCTGATCTCACGGGTTATAATCATTCACCCCATCTAATGGAAAAACCCCCGAGAAACGCATAGTGAAACTTGTGCGTTAAACGTATGAGGTACCCTAACAATTACACGGGAGTCTACCTCATCGTGATGAGAAGGAGTGATATGGAGACTATCCCCTTGTTCAGCGAAGAGCTTATCGAGATGTTGGACCGCATGTTTCCCGTACCGCAATTCGCACCGGGACACTCAATGGATGACATCATGTACATGTCTGGCAGGCGGGCCATTGTCGATATGCTTATCGCAAAACTGGAGTACACCCGTAGACTCGAAAAGGAGAAGAGCATCAATGTGCATGGGTAGTAAACCGAAGATCCCCGATCCGACCCCTCCGCCCCAACCGCCTCCCGAGCCGAAACCCGTTGAGTTCAACGACGAGAAAGATCCCCGCAAAGCCAAACGCCTTGGCACACGCCGTCTCCAGATCCCGCTTTCCGGTGGTGGTAGCGGTGGTGCAGGCTTGAGTGTGCCTAAATGATGGCGGGCGCGGGAAACTTCCCGCTAAAAGGACGATTCAACAAGCTCGACTCGAAGCGTAGCGGACACCTTCAACGGCAGATCCGTTGCTCTGAACTCACGATTCCCGCTCTTCTCCCGAAGAGTGGAACGGACGAAAACAAGCAGTTGCCCACCCCGTACCAGAGCCTCGGGGCACGTGGCGTGAACACTCTGGCAGCAAAACTTCTCTTGATCCTTATGCCGCCCAACACAGCGTTTGCGAAGCTGAAGCCTGATCCGAAGGTCGAAGCGGAGATGTCACAGTTGAGCGACAACGCGAAGACGAAGTTGAACCAATCGTTGGGCCTGCTCGAACAACGTATCTCGGGATTCTCTGAGTCAAACGCTCACCGTGTGCCGTTGTTCCGGGCGTTGAAGTTGCTCATCGTCACCGGCAACGCTCTCGTGCACATCCCGGAAGACGGGCCGATGCGCGTGCTGCGACTCGACAAGTTTGTCGTGGTGCGTGACGGGCGGGGCAACGTCATTGAAATCATCGTGAAAGAGAATGTGTCACCTCTGCTTCTCCCGAAGAAGACCTACGATATGGTCAAGGAACAGAGGGACGCATCGCACACCGGACAGATGAACGATCCGTACAACGACCCGATGGCCGAGGATGTCGAGGTGTACACGTGGGTCCGCCGCACCCGTACTCGTTGGGAAGTGCACCAAGAGTGTCTCGGTGAGTTGATCCCCGGCACCCGTGGGACGTATCCCCTCGACGCGTGCCCGTGGCTTGCCCTTCGTTGGGCCGACGTTGACGGAGAGCATTACGGGCGTGGTCTCGTTGAAGACATGCTCGGAGACCTCCTGACCGCTGAAGGACTCACGCAAGCCGTAGTTGAAGCGGCTGCGGCTGCGGCAAAGGTTCTCTTCCTCATCAACCCCGGTGGCACCACAAATTGGAAAGACCTCGCGAACACCGCGAATTGCGGATTCGTACCCGGTCGTGAACAGGACGTGTACGTTCTTCAGGTGAACAAGGTTGCAGACCTCAAGACAGCCGGTGAGGTTCTCGCGACCACGAGTGACGCAATCGCGAAGAGCTTCCTCATGAACTCTTCCGTACAGCGACACGCGGAACGTGTCACCGCTGAAGAGATCCGATTCATGGCACAAGAGCTTGAATCCACGTTGGGCGGCGTGTACTCGCTTCTCAGTCAGGAGTTCCAGCTTCCCCTCGTGAAACGAATCATGCTCATCCTCAAGAAGCGCGGAGAGATGCCTGACCTCGGTGACGATGTGCGTCCCGTTATCGTCACAGGTATGGAGGCACTCGGTCGAGGACACGACCTTGACAAGCTTCGTCAGCTTCTCATGACCCTTGAGCCTCTCGGACCGGAAGCCGTAGCCGCGTACCTCATCATTGGCGACTACATCGACCGGTGCGCAACCGCTCTCGGGATTGACACGCAAGGTCTCATTCGCAGTGAAGCGGATGTTGAACAACAGAAACAGCTTTCCATGCTGAACGACTTCTTGCAGAAAGCCGGTCCTGGCGTTCTCCAGAAGATGACCGATCAGCTTGGAGGCGCAGCCCAAGGAGCAATGAATGGCGGTAACGCAGGTTGACGTGAAGACGGAACACATCCCGCAGCCCGGTGAGCGTGGTACTCCCGAGTATGACGCTAAGATGGCTGCGATTGGTGAAAAGCCTGATATGACCACGCCCAACGGTTCGGGCGACGAGAAGCTTCTCGCGGGTAAGTTCAAGTCCCAGGACGAGCTTCTCAAGGGTATCGGTGAACTCGGTGGAGACTTCGAGCGGTACTACAGGTACCTCGAATCGAAGCGCGGAAAGGGTGGCGCAGAAGGCGACCCTGCGGGTGACGGGGGTGATCCTCCTGGCACGAGCACCGAGGGTGCCGAGAAGAAACCTGGCATGGATGCCCTCAAGATTGAGGAGACTCAGACCGAAGCGCAGAACGTGCTTCAGAAGGCTGGTCTCGATATCAACAAGTATAACGATGAGTTCACCAAGAACGGAGAACTCTCCGCTGAATCCTACGAGCAACTCACGAAAGCCGGGTTCCCGAAGGAGATGGTCGATGCGTACATCGAGGGGCAGAAGGCAATCGCCTCACGCCTCATGAACTCCCTGTACGAGCGAGCCGGTGGCGAGAAGCAGTATTCCAACATGGTGGCATGGGCCGCGAAAGGTGGACTCAGCAAGAACGAGATCCAGGCGTTCAACGCAACGTTTGAATCGGGGAACACGGACACCGTGCTCCTGGCGATTGACGGACTCCGCGCCAAGTTCGAGAAGAAGTTCGGAAACGAACCGTCTCTCTTGGATGGTGTCGGTGATGGTGGACAGCCGGGATACGCCTCGTGGGAAGAGATGCTCGCTGATCAGGCGAACCCCAAGTACCGCGAAGATCCCGCGTTCCGTGCGATGGTTCAGAAGAAGGCAAGGAGTCTCATGCGATGAAAGCTCTCGTGAAACTTACGGCCCTCGTGTGGTTTTGGGCCATGCTTCAAATGGTTGGGTGCATGACGCTCAACGCCAACAATTACGGTGACGGAGACCTCACCGTGTACCAAGAGAAGCCCGTGAACGTGAACACTGACGCAGACGTTCCGCTTCCCTTGATGTGAAACTAGCAGTACGCCCCGAGTGATACGTGGGGCTTCCCTCCAAGTCTTCCGATCATAGGTCCATCGTGGCAACCACGCGATACGATGAGCCCCCCGTGACGTACTGAGGTGCGTTACACGGTAAGGACACCTTTACGTGAACCGTGGTCCCTCAAGTATACGGAAGCGCACCCTCGTAAACCAACCCTGACAATCCCTCGTTATGCCCGCGCAATGCGGATAGAAAGGCTAAGCTGCAATGGCTGCTCCTAACATGACTGTTTCCAGACTCGGTGCTGCGAATGAAGGCGGCGATAAGCTCGAACTGTTCTACAAGATTTTCACTGGCGAAGTCATGGTTGCGTTCAAGTCCGCGACCAAGTTCATTGACAAGCATCGTGTCCGTACCATTTCGCATGGCAAGAGTGCCGGGTTCAACGCGATTGGTGGAACGACTGCCGCCTACCATACGCCCGGCGTGATGCTGACCGGTGGGTCCATCAAGCACGCTGAGCGCACCATCTCCATCGATGGGCTTCTGCTCGCTCAGCAGTTCATCGCTGACATTGACGAAGCCATGAACCATTACGACGTGCGTGGTCCTTACGCCGACGAGATGGGATACGCCCTCGCCCTGGAGTTCGACACGAACGTGTCCAACGAAATCGTGCTCGCGGCTCGTGCTGCTGCAACGATTACCGGTGGTAACGGTGGGTCCATCGTGGCGGATGCCGATGTCGGGTCCGCTGATCCTGCCACGCAGGTGAACGCGTTCATCAAGGCGCTCTTCTCAATGCGCCTCAACTTCGTGACCAAGAACGTTCCGAAGCCTTGGTTCTGCGCCCTCGGGCCTGCCCTGTACGGCAACATCGTGCAGACCGTGCAGACCAACGGGTTCAGCGCGATCCACAAGGATTACGGTACGGAAGGCTCTTTCGCTTCCGGTGAGGTTTACCGGATCGGTGGCTTCGAGCTTATCGAGTCGAACACCGTTCCAGCGACCGACATGGCTGCGCGCACCTTCCACGCTGTGAACGCCAACACCACGAAGGCCATCTGCTGGAACCCGCAGGCAGTCGGCACCGTGAAGCTCATGGATCTCTCCATGCAGAGTGAGTACAGCATTCTGCATCAGGGAACCATCATGGTCGCCCGGTACGCGATGGGACACGGCATTCTCCGTCCCGAGTGCGCTGGCGAAATTCGGACCGGCAACCCCACCTAGTAACACTTTGAGCTAACCCATGAGGGGAGCTACCCGTGCTCCGGGTGGTTCCCCTTTTTTTCGCGTGAAGGATAACGAACATGCAGAAGAACGTTGACTTTGTGTACTCCGCAAAAGGTAAACTCCTGCCTATCACCATCCCTCTACCTCCGGGTAGCGATTGGGAACTCGGGGAGTGCTCCGTGAGGCTCTACACCACGAGTGACGCCGGGAACCGTCTCTTGCAGCTTGATGATGGCACGGTCCAGTACGCCTCGGGCGCTGTGCAGACCGCAAGCGAGACCATCGACCACCTGTGGAGCGTGGGTCTGACTTCCGCAGTCCAGGCGGATAACAACCACCTCATGAACCTTGCTGCACCCATTCAGATTGCGTCTGACGGATCGCTCGTCCTTGAGATTGCCACGCCCGTTGACGCGGACGGTGACACGGCGGACGTGTACATGGAGTTCAAGCGGACCACGATTGAAGAGTAACGTAACACGGGGAGGTATGCGTATTCGTGCGCCTCCCCGTACCTATTAACGAGGTACTGTACATGGATCTGACGCTTACGACCGAGTTGAAAGCGGTTAACATGATGCTTGAATCTATCGGTGAGCAGCATGTCGCATCGCTTCCCTCCAGCCTGTACCTTGCGTCCCTCGCGCAAACGATTCTCGCTCGTAATTCGAGGGTTATCCAACTTCGAGGCTGGCATTGCAACACCACGGACATGATTCAGCTTTCCCCTGATCCGGGTACCGGCAAGATTGCCGTACCGTCAAACGCAGTTAGAGTGGACTCGTTGTACAAATGGCAGGATGTCGTCATTCGTGGCGCGTACCTGTACGATAGGACTGAGAATACCGACGTGTTCACCACGGACGTATACGCAAGCGTCACGTATGTTCTCGACTTCGAGCAACTCCCTGATCAACTAAGGCAATACATTGCGGTCAAAGCCGCACGCGAATATCAGAAGAAGACCGTGGGCGATGAGGCAACCTTCCGCTTCACGCAGGAGGACGAGGACGAGGCACGCACCTTGGCTCTTGGGGATGACATGCGGCAGGCGCAGGTGACTATTCTTGACCACGACCCCTCCAGGCGGATCGTAAATAGGAGGGCGTAAATATGAAGAGACACGAACCGATCCCCGGATTCTACAACGGGGTGAGTCAGCAGAGTCCCGCGCTACGTCTCCCGACACAGGGTGAGATTCAGGAAAACTGCCTCGGGACGCTCGCAGACGGGCTGAAGAAGGCACCGCCTACGCAGCATGTCTCGCAGATCATAACGAACGCAACCGAGAACTCGTTCTTCCATGGGATTGATCGGGATGCGACAGAGCGGTATATCGTGATCATCACCGGGAACGCATCAGAGCCTATCGAAGTG